TATTAATACTGCAATACCAACGATGTCTCTTGCTGATCCCGTCAAAGTTAGCCATGCGATAAAGAAGCCAAGGAGGGTGAATGCCTGTGCAATTAATTCCATTCCTGCGTCTCTAAACCACTTAGTTAATCCTTTTAGCATTTTCCCTAACAGGTTTATGGCTTTATTGATTATTTTCATTTATTCCTCCTTATTACTGATGCCGCAATTTGTGATGCAATGACCACTGGGACAATTACTTCTTGCGCTTTCTCTCTCTGATCATCTGTCATATCCATACCCAACTCAGAAAAATTGGATAGGAGTTCTGTAACATCCACTTCAAATAATGCTCCAAGTGGGTCTGCTAAGAATGCTTCTGTTTGTACTTCTGTTACTGCATCTGCTAATGTAAATGGCATTGGGGTTTCTCCTGCATCCCCTGCTCTATCTGAGAACTCAACAAACGCTTCTGCAAGTGCTGGGTTAGACTTCATTTGCTCAGCAATCTGTGCAACTTCTGAGGGCTTAATACCCAAGTCTTGTGCAACTTCAGCCTTTGCTTCTTGAGTCAAGGCTCTTAGTGTTTGGCTAACTGCTGTAATTTGTTCAGCAGAAAGAATAACTAACTTGTTATCCTTGCTTGTAAGGTTTGCAATAACTCCAGATAAATCTTCTGAAGTTCCCGTTCCTTTTTCAGGAACGAGTGCTGCTAATACTTCATCAGTAATTTCTACATCTGGTTCATTCCAAGGGTTCTCTTCTGGTTCTGGATCTGGTCCAGGTTCTGGGGCAGGCTCTTCAGTTGGTTCTGGAGTTGGTGGTTCTTCTGGGGTAGGCTCAGGTGTAGGCTCGTCTGTAGGGTCTACTGTAGGCTCTGGAGAAGGCTCTGGGGTGGGAGGCTCTTCTGCTGTAGGCTCAGGGCTTGGCTCTGGTGTAGGTGGTTCATCTGCCGTTGGTTCTGGGGAAGGCTCTGGGGTAGGTGGCTCTTCAGCGGTTGGTTCAGGACTTGGTTCTGGGGTCGGCTGATTGGCTGCAGCATTGGCTGCTGCTTGAGCAATAGCAGATTGAATTTCTCTTTGTAATTGTTCATCATAGTAACGCCATGCGTCATCAATTGCACTGTTAACATTATTGATTGCTTGCTCGTATGCGTCTTCAGCATTATTTTTATTTTGCAATGCCGTTGCAACATTTAAAACTGAGTTGTTATATTCATTTGTTTTGTTAGTTAGTGTTTGATTATAACCATTTAATGTTAAAACTGCTTGGTTATAAACATTTAGTTTGTCATTGTATACATCTTGTGCTAAGTTCTTTGCAGAAAGGGCATCGTTGTAGTCGTCTGTTTGTTCTTGGGTTGCTCCAGGTCCAGATGAAAATGTATTTAAATTACAACTAAAGTTTTGTCCCCATACTCTTGGATTTCCAGCATAGTCACATCCTGCTCCAGTCCATCCTCCAGGAATACCCCAACCAAGATGATAAGATCCAGGTCCTCCACCGTTGTACCACCAAATCTCTACATCAAATGTTTTGTCTGTAGTTACATCATATACAGGAGAGTAATCACTCCAAGTTGTTCCTTGCTCTACCCAGTTGTCTATGGCCAATGATCCGTCAATATACATTCTAAAACCGTCATCTGTGTAACCTGCAAAGTATGCCTGCGTAAACCATGAAGGTACTGTAATCCGACCACTAAAATTAACTATAAAGTTTTCATACCGATTACCGCAAACTGGAAGTTGCATTGAATTTGAATTCCATGTTCCACTACATATAACAGATCCAGTCACTGCTTGGCTACCATTTCTTAATAAGGTATAAACAGTATATTCCAGTCCTGCTCCACCAGCACTATTTAAGGCTTGCTGGGCTGTTTGTAGATTAATATTGGTTATACCAAGGGCATCGTAGGCATCATTTTTATTTTCTAAAGCAGTGGCTACCTCTTCTGTTTGTTCATCTACTGCTGATTGGGCTAAGTCTTTTTCTTCAAGTGCCGTGGATTCTGCGTCAAGAGAATCATCATATAGGTCTGAGGTTTGAGTTTGGGTTTCTTTTGCAGATACAGCAAGGTCATACTTATCTTCTGCTTTTTCAATTAAGGATATAAACTCATCTTTGTATCCAAGGTCGTCAATACTATTATTAAGTTCTTCAATTTGTTGGGCTGCAACAGTTAGAGGGTCGTCTGAATTAGCCTCTGTTGGTGCTATAAATAACCATCCAAAAGCAAGTAAAATAACCGTAGATATACGCAAGAGTTTATTCAAGTGGTGGACTCTCCTCTTGCCTATTATATCAAATTATTCAGTTAGACATATTAATATAACAAAAAAGGGAGCCAAATTAATGGCTCCCCTAGTTGTTGGATTAATTACTTTACTAAAGTAACTTTAGCCTTTGGATTCTTTACATTCCACTTTTTTGCAAGTGCATTGAAAGCATCCTTGATTGACTTAAGTGCTACAGCATTGTCTGCTGTTAACTTAGCGATAGTTGCATCCTTAGCAAGGACAACTGCATCGTGTGCAGCCTTTGCATCAGCAAGTGCCTTTACAGAAGCAGCCTTCTCTGCTGCAAGAGCAGCATCTGAAGCAACCTTAGCAGCAGCAGCATCAGCAGCAGCCTTTACGACTGCAGCATCTGAGATTGCCTTAGCAGCAAGTGCTGCATCCTTTGCAGCCTTTTCAACAGCAAGTTCTGATGCTAGATCACGAACTGCAATCTCTGCAAATGGTGCAAGTGCACGAGCAGGAAGACCAACTACATCTGCAGTTGTTGTTGAAACTGGGCTTGTTACTGTTGGCGCAAACATAATTAGTGAGCGTGTACCAGTAGTTGGAAGTGTTGCAGTAAACTTTGCAACTCCAAAATCTGAAAGTGTAATACCAGTTGTGACTGTTGCTGTATCAACTGTTGCTGTAGCAGCAAATACAGTTGCAACAATTGAAGCACCAGAAATCTTGTTTCCAAATGTATCTGTTGCAGTCACTGAGATGTCTTGCTTTGTACCAGCAGCACCAGCAGCAGGAGCAGACACTGTAAGAGTATTAATCTTACCAGCAGTTCCCTGTACATAGTATGTAAGTGTTGTACCCTGATTTGTGATTACAACTGTACCAATTGCTGTTGTCTTTGTGTAGACATAAAATGTTGCTGTTGTTCCTGTACCAGTTGCAACTGTCAAAGATGAAGATCCTGACGTTGCTCCTACTGGTGCAGCAGTTGTGTGTAGTGCAGACACGATTGTTGCATTTGTTGCTGTGACTGTTACGCTTGTTCCAACATCAACTGTTGCAACAAACTTTAGTGCATCTGCAGCATCTACTGTGTTATCTGCAGGTACTGGCAATGATGCTGGTGTAGCAATTACAGAAGCCGTTGTATTAGGCGTTCCAGCAAGATCTACAGCAACTGTCATTACAGCAGCGTTTGCAGGCGTTGCTACCATTGTGCCCAATGTCATGGCTGCAACCATGGCAAGAGCGAGTTTCTTAAATGAATTCATTCTTTCTCCTTGTTAGTTTATCTGGTCCCATGACCAGAAGATTAAATTAAATTAAAGCCGTCCAAAAAATCTCTAACATCGTCAGGCATTTTCGGATTACTTAATTCTACCATACCCCTGTCCTTTTCTGCAACTCGTGCTGAAGAAGACCAAGTATGGACATCTATCTCAGTATTATTATTCTTTGGTGTATGTGATATTGCTCCAAATACCGCACCTGTTACGGCATCTGCTAAGTCTTTAGATTTTTTACGGGGGTGATCTACACGATTGCCCTTCATAATTTTAAGTTCTGACATTTCTTCTAATAGGATAGGTATTCTTGGTATAGAAACACGCTCTTCATAAATCATCATTGCTAGATCTTCATAGTGCTTCTTGGCAACAGAGACTGTCTCAGTTCTAATTCCAACAGCCTGCAACTCATTTTGAATATCAAATGATTGCCAACGGTCAAACGAAACCATACCAATATTAAAACCTTGTCTGCGAAGGTTCATAATCCATTGCTTAACTTCAGATAGATTAACTGGTCCTTCTGATCTTGGCTCCCACCATGCAACTGCATCTACTACTACAATTGGTGCTACTTGTTCGTAGTCTTTAATTACCTGTATATTTACCCACTTATCTACGTGAGCAATTGCTACCGCACACTTATCGTGTTTTTGTGCAAGGTCAGCATGAATATAATAAGTCTTATCTGGATCTGGTACAAAGGTTTCTTCAAACCTTCTAAATGAGTCCAATGGGTTTCTAGTGTTCATACACTTTTCAACCTTGTCAATCTGCTTAAAGA